ACACTGTGACCAAGTTCACGCTGATTGTGGCGGCAGAGCCGCTGATGTTGGTTGCGGTGAATTTGTCGATGATGGCCGTAACGCCAGTCGCTGTGTACTGGGTTGTTTGGGCATTTTCGGCATACTTTGCCGGTACTAATACTTTTACGGTGACTGTCATGGTTTACTCCAATAAGAGGCAGTTATTAGCGGCCTGTTGCATAATGATCCAGTTTGTGCCGTCAGACACCATTGTCGCCCAATTTCCTGCAACTGCCAAGAGAATTGCAGTGCCAGCAGTTGCGCTGTCAATTGGTACAACATTACTTGAAGCTGACACCAAGGTCTGCGCTTGAATGTTTTTAAACGTAAGCTGACGGCCTGACCAAGCACTTGCCGCTGGTAAAGTCACAGTACAAGTCGAGCCAGACTTGTTGTTGATTAGCCAAGTCTCATTGTCAGCTACTGTAAAGTCAGCAGTTTTGGTGACTGGCGCTGATGATGCGGCGTTAATCGCCGCAGTAATAGCGGCGGTGTCAACAATCGGTTGGACTTGCAAAGCCTCAACTTGCTTTTGCATTTCAGCCATCTGAGACACCAAGGCCGAACAGCAATCGCCCAACACGTCAGGCGCTGTTAGGGTAACTACGGGGGGCAGGGTTTGCAACTCTTGGTTGACCGACATCAAAGCCTGATCGTAAGCCGCAATCAAAGATATTGAGTCAGTGCCAAGGTTAACATTGTCGACAGTGCCCGTGGCAATTTGGTTTAGCGACAAGAAAAACAAATACCACGCGCGGTCAATGAAGCCCGTGCGCGGGTCAATCAGCGGCACTCGCGGTGGCGTGATCGGCGTTGGCGTTGCGTTAGGGCTAGGCATTCGTTGGACTCAGAATAAGTTCTGCGCCCATGATTGCAATTTTCACAGGATCAGTGCCAGATATTTCATAAACTCGGTCACGCAACTTGGTGGTCATGCCAAGACGCCGCCAGATTACGCGCTTGTAATATTGGCCAATCTTGCCCATAGATGCCCAATGCTCGTTTGACCATGTGTGGCCGCCGTCATCTGAAAAGCGCAACATAACTTGAGGATCTTCGCCTTGGCCTAAGTTAATGCCCACGCCAGACTCGCAATCGAGTTGCATCATGTGCTGGGCTGTGCGGTGCAAATTGTTCTGACCAGTTGGCAAAGCACGCCAAGAGCGCAACCATTTTTGAATGCTACCGTTGTCGGTAAAGTCATTTAAATCAAACGAGTAAATGTTGCCGTTTTCAAAGTCGCCAACAACAATCTTGTTGTTAAACGACATTTGGCAATTACTGCGGTGACGTGTAAACGCACCATCAACAAAGCCAGCACGCTCATGCCAGGCTTGCGTGGCCGCATCATAAACCCAAGTGGTGTTTGCGCTTGGAAAAATCAGCACATAGAAGCTGTGGCCGTCTTGTTGGTATGTATAAGCAATAGCATCTGACAAATCAGCATATTGCTGAATTTGCCATTCAACCGCATGAGTTGAAATACGCACGCCAGAATAACCATTCGCGCGGTAAACAATACCTTGGCCACGGCGGTCACGGCCAAGCCAGAACAGGCCGTTGTCCATCTTGGCAACAGAAAAAGGAGCGGCGCAGCCTAATTCGTTGAACGCGCCTTGGATGCGCTGTAATGGGAAGTCTGTTGCGCCAGAGTCGTACCAAACTTCAATTGAGTTTGTGCCAAACGCCCACACTTCGCGGAAGTTGGATGCCACGGCAATCAGGCCATCAGGTGAGCCTTCGGTGCTAGCAAAGTCAAGTGGATCAATCGATGTGCCGTCTAGCAACGCAGTCACCCACAACTTTTGGCTGTTTGGTTCGTTAAACACAAAGTAACCATCTAGATAACAGACAGTCACCGCGCCTGGGAAGTCAGGGTCAGTGATCTGGCCAAAGCCGCCAGTCGTATTGTTGTAGATGTAGCTGGGGCCGTTGGCCGCAATAAACAATTGAGTGCCATTGTCAGCCAAACTGACAGGGCCAGTGCCAGCCACCGTGCCAATTAGCGTGGCAACGTAAGCATTGTTGATCTTGTAAAGTTGTGTGCCAGAGACAACAAAGCCAACGCCGTCATCTGAGGAGAAAGCCCAAAGACCGCGAATCGGGCCGTTTCCAATAGTGTTCAGTAAGTTCAAGCCTGGTGCGCGGTTCAAAAAGGCTGGTTCCTTGCCTGCTTCTGGAACAATTTCTGGAAACAGATTGACCATGCGTGCATCCGCAGCGTTCACACTGCGGGTCACATAAGTAGAGCCTAGAATCGGCGTCTTCATTAGTAGTTACCGGCATAGATGTTGAAACGCTGGCGGTTGGCCACCAAAGCATAAGGCAGTGCCATAACGTCATCTGGGTTGTTGATGCGCTTCAAGTCACGCTTAGAAGTCATCGCAATGCGCTGCACTTGTGGGCTTGGTTCAACACCAAACTCAGGGGCAAATTCCATCGCCAAGTTGTATGTAAACGCACGCAGATAACCTGGTGGGTAATACATCACTGTGGACAAATCGGCAGGACGATCAAGTTCTTCTACCGAAATCATGTGCCATTCCAAAACCTGAGTAGGCTTAGGATAGACAGTCAACGTAATGTTAGGAAAGCCCATGTTAACCCAGCAAACTTGTGGGTATGTGGACGTCACATTTTTAACGGCGATACCGTCATATTGTTGTTGGTTGATGAACTTAATGCCATACGACACGCCATTAGGTGCTTTGTAATACGTTGCATCGTCCATCAGAATTGGGCGGTTACCTACAAAGTCACCAGATGGGCCAAGAGTGCGGCTAATTTCGCCAGCAGGCCATGAGTAAACTTGATCTTGGGTAACAAATGTGGAAAGACGTTCTGTGTTCCACGAATCAATCATTTGATTGAGCGCCATCAAGGCGTCTTGAGACGTAGCCGCAGAAGGCGTCTCACCTTCAGCAAGCACACCGAGAAGCCTGAGAGCGCGTTCGATTTGTTGGCCAGCGGTGTACGTTGTCATGTTTAAGCCTCGGCAGTAATTTTTCTACGGCGTTTAACTTCCAGCACGTTCACAGGAGCCGCTTCTTCAGACTCAGAAGGCGTGTCAGGATTATAGCGAATCCAGCCGTTTTGTTCATCCATTTCAGCCTCTAAATCCATAGTGGCCACTTTGGCGCCGTGGACAGGATGAGTAAGATATATATTCATTATTAAGAATGGGGGTGATTAGCCCCCATTTGGTTTAGCTTGCGCCGTGGATGGTAGCGAAGTTAATGATGACAGCTTCAGACAAATCACCGCCGGTCATGTTACGCAAAGTAATCACAGCAGAACCAGTGGTCATGCTAGAAATGTACGTTGTGTAAGCGCCAGCAGTGCCGCCGCCAGAGACGTTCACAATGATTGCGTCGTTTGCGCTGATCAACGAATTGGTCAGTGTAAAAGACACAGCAGTGTTTGACGCCAACAAAGCGCCGTTCATTGTGATGCGGCCAGCAGACTTGTTTAAGGTCACGCCGGTAGATTTGCTAGTTGCTTGAGTCACTGTGCCTTGTGCAGCAGCAGCGTAACCGATTTCTTCGGTTGCGTACATTGTGCTGAATTCGGGATCCAGATATGCAACGCCAGTAGCTTTTGTGTTTGACATAGTTGTTCCTTTAAAAATGAGGGCCGAAGCCCTCATTTAATTACTTCAAGAATGCCGAGTAAGCAGCGTCACCAGTACGCACGAAACGGTATGTGTAAGCACCGAAACGTGGGACAGTAACAGAACCAAAAATGGTAATGCCAGTGCCAGCGGTAACAGGAACGGTAGATGAAGCACCGCTGTTGTTGTTGTTGCAAATTGTCAATTCAAAAGCTGAACCAACTTTTGCGCTAGGGATAGCTGCATCGAGCAACGCTGCTGTGGGCAGAGTCACGGTCAATGTAGCATCGCTGCCTTTGTTGCAAACAACCAAACCAACCACAACTTGAGCAGCGGTCAAAGTAGTGTCGCCAGTCAAGGTTGCGGGGATAGTTTGTACGGTCAGTTGAGCTTCTGTCAGATTGCCGTCACCAATTTGGTAACCGCCTGCGCCATTAGGTAATGCCATGATAATTTCCTTAAAAAGATGTTACGAAAAACGGGGCCGAAGCCCCATTAAATCAACCCCACATGCGAACGCCCATTTGAGGACGAATCACGCTGTAGCCGTACAAAACGTCAATACGGCAAGGCATACGGTCATTGTTGATGTCGTACTGACGCACAACACGCAAGGAAATACCGTTGTGGACTGCGCGGGCAGCCATGTCAACACCTTGGGGCAACAACAAGTCAGCAGTTGCAAAAGTGATGGCATCTTTGTGGTACACCAAGTTTTGAGCGTACTGGCTAGAAGCAGCACCCACGAACACTACAGCTTTGCCGCTTTGTGGCAACACGTCCACAGTGGCCAAGGCATTGTTTGCAGAGTACATAGGAGCAACAGTGATGTTACCAGCGCCAGAACCGTTCAAGGTCACGTCAGCAGCGGCCACGAACTGGAACAAGGAACCAGTAGACTCACGAGTCTGGGGGTTCACAGAGTAGCAGTCAGCAACAGTGAAAACGTCACCAAGTTTAACGGTAGCGTTTGCACCAGCGCCAGTGATGGCAATAGTGGTTGCGCCTTCAGCAGTCACAGCAGCAGACAAAGTACCGCCAGTAGCAGTACGTGAGCCAGTTGTGAATTGCTTGATAGACTGAGACATGTTGATTTCGTCAAAGCCCAACACGCCAGTGCCCATCATGCCGTTCTTGAATTGCTTGCTGATAGTGTCTGTAGGATTGAACAGACCTTTCATGCCTTCAACCAAACCAGCGTTAGCAGCAGGGTTCACGGTAGCGTAACGTGGGGACATCACAGCAGCGTTCTCGTTCAGCTTCTGCTGGGCT